CATCCCTTCAAAGTCCATTTGTATGGTATATTTTTTCATTGCCAGTAGTCTCCTCCCGCCGCGTTATTCAGGCAGGTTAAATACTCAGACTGGGACAGACCCAGCTCATCCATCAAAAATCTTTGCTTATCTCCTTGGAACCCGAACCGCGGGTCCTTCAGGTACTGGACGGCTTTGTCTAAAATTACGTGGCGCTTGTTGCCACCTGGTTGATATTCTTGTTTTAATTTTTTTTGCATAATTATTCCTTTCTAAAATCTATCCTATCATCTCCTGGACCCGCTGTCAAGCTTGAAGCTTGGGGCTTGTTGCTTGCAGCTTGCCACTTTAGAATCATTCTAAACTGGCCTGATCCCAGGTCCGACGTAACGCCTCCGGAAATCTTTAATCTTGAGATTCTATTAGGCTCACCATAGTATATTGCCAACTCAAGTTTAGCAGATCCATCGGACCAGGGATCAGTCCACGCGTGGAGGTTAATTCCCATATCGTGGGTTCTTACAATACCCTATTTGCAACTAGGATATTCAACACCCCTGATCCCAGGTCCAACGCCAAAGATATTTGTTAGCTATCCAAATATCTATTTTTAAAAGACATTAGACCAGGGATCAGTTGTTGTCCTGCGCAGGCGGGCCTTTCAGTATGCATCCCTACCGGGCCATCCAGATATGGATCGCGACCTGAACTATAGTGGGTTAAATCCCACAGCTACAACACTGATCCCAGATCATTGCAAGGTGGTCTAGACTTCTTCGATTGCGACCCGCAATGATCAGGGATCAGCGATCAACAGGCATTTATTCGGTGTGATCAATTCACCTATAGGAAATTTTTAAGGCATTTCTATAGCACAGCCACCTGCTGATCCCAGATCCAATCACTACGAGTTTCGTCTCTCGCAAGTTTATGCAATTGGATCAGGGATCAGTTCGCTGGACTCTTGGTGAATTCGAGATTCTGCCATCAAGCTAACAGCGAAGTTGTCCCAATAAATTAGAACGTGGGAGAGATAATCCCAAAACTAATTTATTAAATCAAATATAATGCTTGACTATCCTATTGTCAAGTGATAAATTAAAAATAATTTAATAAAGGAGAATAAAAATGCAAACTAAAAATAAAACAATCGCAGATGAAATGTTTGAACACGCAAATATAATTAATAATGTTTCAACAACTGCAAACTTGTATGGCAAATTATTTGCTTTACAAGAAATGGAAATACATATACTTTCTGAAATTAAGAAAGTAAAAGAGCAAATAGAAAGAAAGGAAAAGCTATGAGTAGAATAAGACTGAACCAAGAGTACAGAAATAAAATTGCAAATCGTATGAGAGTACACTTGGAACAAGAGGATACGATTGAAAAGCAAAATTATGATAAGTTGAAAGGCGATCAAATAGACTTAAATGATAGTGCTTGGAAAATGGCAGAAAAAATAGTTAGACGACATTATACAGATGAAGATGTTAAAATGGCATATCATCTACAAAATAAATTTGAAAATGTTGATACTATTGCAAAGGATAGTTGTTTTCATTTTCATTATTTAGGAACTAAAGAAGATAGAGACTATGACAATAATCCTATTGTTAAAGAGGCAAACATAGAAAGCCATTTTGATTTTAGATTAAATGGTAGTTTAGATGTTGATAACAATGATAGTTATAATCGTTCTGATAATGAATATGGCTATGCTTTATTTCGTGATGAACTAAAGGCACAAGATAATTGCAACCCAGATATTTTGATAGAGCAAGAGGGTAAAGACAACAACCCACACAAAACAAAATATACTGACGCAAACAATAAATATCTTGGTGATGATGACAAAGGTTATGGCAAAGAGTGGAACGAAAAATATCAATTAGATTTAATTGGTAGAAATTATTGTAGAGATCGTTCTATTGCTTGTACTGAACAAGAGTATATGTTTTTGATTGATTGGAAAAATCAAAAAGGACAATTTGTTATGTCACATCATAAGTGGATTAAATCTATTTTAAACCAAATGAAAGAAATTAAACTTGGTCTAAAAGGTTATAAATATTTAGACGAGGCAATAGAACTTGCAACTGAACTTGGTTTAAATATTACTGACGCAGAAATAATTAGAACTAACTCAACTGGCTTGACTATCTATAATCCTAAAAATCTAGCTGATAGAATAAAAGGAATGAAGAACAAGAGAGTTAAAACTAAAGCAGAAAAAATAGCAGAAAGACTAAAATATGAGGCAGAAAATGGGAGTGTTAAATTTGAAAAAACAGAAACAATTATAAATTAACACTTGACTGATGTATCCTATTAATGATAGGATACATCATTAATTAGAAAGGAAAATATGACACAAAAAATAAAATACTTTTCTTGGTTTATGAAATCAAGAAACAAGTTTGCGACTTGTAGAGGTGTTGATGAACACGAATACGAGGACAAATATAGTGGTGAGTTTAAAACTTTTAAATCAAGACAATGGAACGACAAAAATGGAAAACCTTGTTATAACTTTTGGGACTTGGACGCAGAACACCCAAGAACTGCAGTTAATTATTCTGTGAGGTTAGCATAATGATAGATTACAATTTAGTCCTATACATTGGTATAGGACTTATCATTTTTGGTTTTGTTTTATTTTTAGTAGCAGCTCATTTTGAGAGACAGGCAGAAATAAAACTATTTAAATTAGAACAAGCTTATAAAAAGGCAAAAGAAAAAGAAATAAAAACTTGGACAACTACAGACACTTCTGGCGATACAACAATATGGGTAGGTAGAAAATGAGCGACTATAATTGGTGTCACGGACCAAGCTGCCATACTAATCACACACAATCAAGAATAAGAGGTAGTGGTGACAATAAAGTTTTAAGAACTATTAAAATTCCTTTACATAGTGAATATAGACGAACTACTATGTGGGCATATTTTTGTAATCAATCTTGTTTAATGGATTTTATTAGAGCTCACTTACAAGAGATAGTGAACATTGCGCCAAGGCGCGAGCCCCTTGAAACACCTATTAAAGTTGTAAAGAATAAGTATGAGAGTTATAGATATCGTTGGACTGAGAATGGTAGCGAGCGAGTACCATATACTGCTACAAAAACTCTAATTAAAAGTGTTGACAATAACAATGGATAATATAGGATAACCATATGACAAAAACAAATACACAAACACACAACATCAGATCAAATAGATTTAATGGCGAGTCTATTCAGTTAACAGACGAAGAGGCAAAGAAACACGACGAGTTATTTATAGCCGAGATGTTAGCAACAGCTGATGACAAGTTACACGGTGAAGGCAACAGCAGACACTGGCAGACTGTACGTAATCGCATTGATTGGTTTATAAAGAACAATGCCAAAGCTTACATGGTCTTGCTAGACTAATCACTAACCCAAGCACGGGCGCTCACGCGCCCCTGCTTCCCATCACATATCAATAGAGGTACCAAACCCAATCCCAAAAATCCGCGCAGAAAAAAAGGCAATCCCCTTATATATAAAAAGGGGTCCCACTACTCTAGGTTGAATTGCTTGATTTAGAGAGTTAATGCTGGTAAAAACATGTTGAACATCTTACATAAGATGCAAAAATTTTATAAAAATTTTTATGAATTTAGAAAATATAGATATAAGTAAACTACCACCTGACGTTAGAAAAAAATTTTTACAATTGCGTGTAATGCATGCAGAGAAAAAAATTCAAAATAAAGCAAAAGAAGATTTTTTATCCTTTGTTAAGTGTGTTTGGCCCGAGTTCATTGAAGGTGCACACCACAGACACATAGCAAAAAAATTTAATGACCTTGCTTCAGGTAAAATTAACCGACTAATTGTTAATATGCCACCCAGACACACTAAATCTGAGTTTGCAAGTTACCTTTTACCGGCATGGATGGTGGGCCGTAATCCAAAATTAAAGATCATTCAAGCAACTCACACAGGAGAATTAGCAATTAGGTTTGGTCGTAAGGCTAAAACGTTAATTGATAGTCCCGAATATGCAAAAATTTTTGAAACTTCCTTAAGAGAAGATAGTCAAGCTGCAGGAAGATGGGAAACCGCACAAGGTGGTGAGTACTTTGCAGCTGGTGTTGGTGGAGCGATCACAGGTCGTGGTGCTGATCTACTAATAATTGATGATCCACACTCTGAACAAGACGCATTGTCTCCAACTGCCATGGAAAACGCGTATGAATGGTACACATCTGGTCCAAGACAACGTCTTCAACCTGGTGCAAAAATAGTTTTAGTTATGACAAGGTGGTCAAAAAAAGATTTAACAGGAATTTTATTAAAAAATCAAAAAGAAATTAAAGGTGATCAATGGGAAGTGGTCGAATTTCCAGCAATCTTGGACAACGGACCTAAACCTGAACCAGTTTGGCCCGAATATTGGAAAATAGACGAGCTTGAAAAGGTAAAAGCGACACTTCCAGTTGGAAAATGGAATGCACAATGGATGCAACGTCCAACTTCTGAAGAAGGAGCTATAATTAAACGAGAATGGTGGCGATTATGGGACTATGATGAACCACCGAACTTACATTACGTAATTCAATCTTACGATACTGCGTATCTTAAGAAAGAAACAGCCGATTTTAGTGCAATTACGACTTGGGGAGTATTTTATCCCGACGAAGATTCACCTGCTAACCTCATTTTAGTAGATGCGATCAAAGGAAGGTATGAATTCCCGGAATTAAGGCGTATTGCACTGGATCAGTACAAATATTGGAATCCAGAGTCTGTTATAATTGAAGCAAAGGCCGCAGGACTGCCTTTGACCTATGAATTAAGACAAATGGATATCCCAGTTCAGAACTTTACACCGAGCCGAGGAAATGATAAACATGTTCGAGTAAATACATGTGCTCCGCTTTTTGAATCTGGCATGATATGGGCGCCTGACCAGAAATTTGCGGAGGAAGTTATAGAGGAGTGTGCAGCATTCCCACATGGTGACCATGACGACTTAGTTGATAGTATGACTCAAGCTGTTATGCGCTTTAGACAAGGTGGATTTTTAAGACACCCTGAAGATTACGTAGATGAAAAACGAGCGCCTAGGAAGTTTGTGTATTATTAATGACTATTATAACTAAAGGAATGGGAGCTATTGCAAAAATGGCTTTGAGAAAACCTAAAGGAACTTCAGGTGGTCGATCAGTAGCTGCTGAGAAAGCAAAAGGAAAAACTAGAAAAATTATTAAAACATATTCTACAGGTAGAAGGCAAACTGAATACGTAAGACCAGGACAGCCAGAATTTAAAATGAAACCGAAGATGAGTAAAACACGATTTTCACAAGGAAGATTATTTAGTGAAAAATATCCTAAAAAAACTCCATCAAACCAATTAAGATTTAAATTTAAATATCCTCATAGAAAAAAAAGCGCTGTTAAACAGTTAAAAGCAAATATAAAAAAAGCACAGGTTAAATAATGGCAGGATTATCTATTTTAAGAAGATTGTTGATGAAGCAAGCAATGAAGGAAAGTGCACCTTTCCAAGATAAAGGTATTATGTCTATTAGCAGAAGTTTATCTAGTAATGTTGATGCAAAAGTAAAAAGATGGGCTGAGTCGGCTAAAAGACAAGGTCAAGATCTAGATAAAATGTCTGAACAAGAACTTAAATATTTAATTGAACTCAATAAACCTCAAGCACCTAAAGTTTATTCTAACGAAGAAGCTTATGAAATTTTAAATAGATTTGCAAATAAAAATAAAAGAGGTGAAGTTATCAAAGCAGATTTTGGTAAATCTTTTGCAGATGAAGTAGTTACTGTTGAGAGTGTTATTACAGACATAAAAAAATTACAACCTATTGAAGCAATGAAAGAAGCTAATAGAGTTTTAAGAGGAGAAGGTCGATATAAAACTTTATCAAAAGCAGATAGAGAAAAAATTGCAGGTGATGAAAGTGTTACCGATCATATATTTGAAAGAAACATCATTGATGAAACAGAAGATTTTGAACAAGGTGGTCGTGTGCCACTTTTTGCTGGGAAAATAGTAAAAGAAATAATTAAAAAAGGAACTAAACCTAAACTTAAAATTAAACCTAAACTAAAAGATGATCGAACTGAAATTCAAAAAGCTTTGGATATGAGTAGAAGAGAAATGGAATATGATAATCCTGCAAGTATTTATTATGATGAGCGGAGAGTATTACAAGACAAATATCCGGGAATTACAGATGATCTTTTAGATATGATTCTTGCTGATAATAATCCTCAAAGAAAAGCAGAAGTTTTAGCAACTATTGATGAAGCTTTTAGAATGTTAGAAAAAGGAAAAGGGCCTCGAGAAATTATACAAACATTTCAAAAAACTCCAAGAACTAAACAAGCACAAGGTGGTCCAGCAGGTTTAAGTTATTTACTTGCAGAAGATACAAATGAAAGAATGCCTTTAGGAGGAGGTGGTTATTTGCCACTGGGAATGTGGGGAGATATAGCAGAAGCGTTTGAAAAATATCAAGAAGAAAATAAAGATAGTGTAGGTCCATTAATGAGTTACAAACAATTTTGGAATAACTACATAGATAATTTAGCTAGTGGTGGCAGAGTAGGTTATGCAGGTGGTGGTTCCGGTAAACCTCCAATTAATTTCTATGTTGATTTTTCTGCTTCTGGAGGAAAAGAAGGACAAAATATATACGGCATCGAAGGTTTAAATGAAAAAGGATATGATTATGGCGGCACGTTTGCTGCAGATACGACGTTTCCATTTTTAGGTGGAGAGTTAAGTATAGGTGGCGAACTTGGTATTGGAAGAGACAAAAGCGATGTAAATTATAAAGGTCAACCCATAGATTTTTTATCAAACGTAAGTGAAACAAAAATAGGTGATAACTGGAATGTAGGTGCGAAGTGGAGAAAGCCTTTTGCAGGCGGCGGAATGGGCCGTAGAGCATTTTTAAAATTAATGGCAGCAATAGGTGCAACAGGTGTAGCAGCTAAATCAGGATTAGTAAGTTTATTAGGTAAAGGTCCAACAAAACAAGTCGCAACAGAATTAACAAAAGTTCCAATTAAAGCAGGAGTTGACGGCATGCCAGCGTGGTTCAAGCCCCTTGTAAATAAAGTTATTAAAGAAGGAACAGAAATTCCTTCAGGAGCAGAAAGAGTCATTGTTCATAAAACTAAACTCCCTAATTCTAAAACAGATGTTTATGTAGAACAAGATTTAAACACAGGAGACGTTGTCGTTGATATTGGAAGTGGTAAACATGGTTGGTCTGATGGTTATCATGGTCAACCGGTTAGATTACAATATAAAGCAAAAGAAGTAATTGAACCAGACATAGATGATGCAGGAAAAGTAAAATCTCAAGGTAAAGAAGTTCCAGAAGAATTTAATGTTGAAGAAGCAGAATTTACTGGAGGACATCCAGAGAATGTTAAATTTGAAGAATCAACTATTGAAAAATACGGTGATCATGGATCTGATTTTAGTGAAGTAGAAAAGTTTGCAACAGGCAAAGTAACTAAATCATCTAAAGCTCAAAAAGACGTTTGGGAAGCTGATTGGGATGATTCTTTGCCAGATTATGAAGGAGACTAATGAAAATTAAAGATTACAACGACGCAATAACATTTTTTAGAACGAACGATTACAAAGCAGCCGATGGCGCGTGGTCCGAGTTCTATCACTCCGAGGTCCTCGAACCACGGATCACGGACCAGGCTTTATTACAAGATGATGTAGTACCAGGCCCACTTAGAGATGAATTACTAAAAGACTTCGATCCTTCTCAAGAAACTTACGAAGAGTATCTACAAAGAAAAAATTTAGGTGAAAGACCATTCAACATGGCTGAAGGTGGTCCATTAGTTAAACCATCGGTTGATGGATCGAGACCAGGATATGCACAATCTAAAATTGACATTATACCTTTCGACGCATCTAAAGTTAATCTTACAGAATATGAAAAAAAATTAATCAGAGATGAGTTCCCTGAACTTGAATTTAAATTTAATAAAAAACGACCGATTGGAATTACCGCCTATAAGAATCATATGAATTATAAAAGAGTTGTAGATTTTATAAAACGAGATTTTAAGACAACGGTTGCTTTTGAACCTTTATCTTTGAGTGCCCAAAGAGAAATCATGAGAGAGTTTACGTTACCTAAAGGTATGAAATGGAATTTTAAAAAATATAGGTATGGAATTTCGGACGGTCGAGCAAAAGGAAAAGGAAAATATGGTGGTCCACAAAGAATTCATGAAGGCACAATTCATAAAGGAGATAGAAAACTTGTAAGAAGAATAGCAAAATTTGTAAATGACCCGACCAAAGGTGAAACTAGATACTGGGGAAGAGTACAAACTCCTGGTGGGTTTATGATTGGTTCTGTTGACAGAGCCGTTCTTCAAGGAAATAAGAATTATGAACTTAAAATAATAGATGGAAGAGTTGCTGGATTTATTGACAAGTCTATTATAGACGAGACAACAGGAAAACCTACAGAATTCCTTTATAAAGGCCATGGCGAAAAGAGATTAAAAGAAGGTCAAAAATTAATTACGTCTCATCCTCAGTTTAAGAAAATAGAAAAATTTTATGATATTACTAAAGATGCAACAAAATCTTTAGACGACACATCCAGGGTATTTCAAAAATTATTTGAAGGAAAAGGTTTTGATACTAGTAAAATTAGATTTACGGATTTAGTTCGTTTTTTAGGAGATGAAACTAGTAAATGGCAAATAGAAAATTCAGTGGTCAAACATCATAAGAAAGGGGTTAAATCTTCTCCTTTATTAGCTAAAGATTTACAGATCGTGACTCAGGTTAATAATCAGTACGCAGACGATATGACTAAAAAAATTAGAAAGAAAACAATTACCGCTGATGATCTGGCCGACATAAAGAGAAGGGGCGTTAGGTTTCAGGTTGACGGTAAATGGTACGGGGTTGAGACAGGGACAACTCCTGAAGCTCAATTTAAAAAAGTTGTTCGATCGTCTATCTCTGACGTAAAAAAATGGGACACGAAGAAATTTAACAAATTTCAAACTTATCTTAAAGCACTCTGCTCCAAAGGCAAAGCATCAGGAGGCAGGATTGGTTTTGCAACTGGAACGCCAACTGTTGAATGTGGAAGAAAAGCTTTAGAAAAAGGTCTTGCAACAGGTAAATGGGAAAGTCCTGAAAAAGCAAAACTGGCTAAAAAGATTTTACAAACTGCTGGTAAATCTGGATTGGCTGGAAAAATAGGAAGTAGATTTGCAGCTGAATTATTTGGTCCAATTGCATTAGCTTCTATTCCAGTATTTGAAGCAGGGATTGCTGGTTATGATACTATTACCGCAGGTACACCTTTCAAAGAAGCAGTTAATAAAACTTTATTACATTATGTGGCTGGAGATAAATGGAAAGCGGATCCAGAAAAATTAAAAAGAAAAGATATTTTAGAAATGGCTGATGGCCCTGAAAAAGAAATGTTAATTAAGCTTTGGAGTAATATGGGCAACTTAGAGAGACTTGATAATTTATATAACAAGCAATATGATTTAGAACAGAATAAAGATTTTGCTGAAGCTGTAGATATAGGGGGATATGGAGATGCAGGTCTTTCTGTTACAGGTATAGATAACCAAATTAAAGATGTAGAAAATCAAATACAAAAAGCAGGAGGAGAAGAAGCATGGTATAATTTATCTGAATCTGTCATGGATCCATCGGCTATAGGTTTATATGAGTCAAAAGAAGGAGAGCTTGATGCTATAAGAAAAGCAGATTCTTGGGATTCAAGAATGTTTGGAACAGAAGATCCTTACTACTTTTCTTCCAATTATACAGGTGAAGTTGATCCTGACAAAATTGAAGCAATGAAAGAAAGAGGACCTGCGTATGGAATGTGGAGTCCTGCTGGTGAGGATTATGAAAAATTATCTCCTGAGTATATTGAGTTTTTAAATGAATATTATAAATCTAAAGGTATCATTCCAGAAGATGGGGATGTAAGTGAATATTTTTATGACGATACTGGAAAATCTATTTTAGAAGAAGAACAAATGGCAAATAAATGGAAACAGTTAATGAGCAAACCTGGAATGTTAGGAACTCAGGAAACATTTGCAGGTGGTGGAATAGTGAGTTTAAAAACGAAATGGTAAAAAACCTAACATTAGTTAAAAACATGAAGCACGTTAAATGGAAGGAAATACCCCCATTAAGAGGACCTAATCCACAGGGGTTGATTAAACCTAAAAAACAAGATAAGAAGAAGCAGGAGAATTTAAATGGCAGAAATAGATAAAGGTCTCCCAAATGTTAAACGACCAGAAGATGAACTCGTAGAAGAAGAGACTCTTGAGGAAGTTGATATTGCAGACCAACTAGGAAAAAAACCAATTGAAGTTACCGAAGAAGAAGATGGTGGTGCTACAGTTGATTTTGATCCAAATGCAATGCCCGCACCAGAAGAAGGTGACCACTTTGCAAACTTAGCAGAATTATTACCAGATGACATTTTAGATCCAATGGCTAGTCAGCTAGATGGAGATTACAGAGAATATAAAGCATCTAGAGCAGATTGGGAAAGGGCTTACACTGTGGGCTTAGATCTGTTAGGATTCAAGTATGAAAATAGAACCGAACCTTTCCAAGGCGCGTCGGGGGCGACTCACCCGGTACTTGCTGAAGCTGTTACTCAGTTTCAGGCGCTCGCTTATAAAGAGTTACTCCCAGCTGATGGACCAGTAAGAACTCAAATCTTAGGAATAAGTAATCCTATGAAAGAGCAACAGTCTCAGCGTGTTAAAGATTTCATGAACTATCAGTTGATGGATCAAATGAAAGAATACGAACCTGAGTTTGATCAAATGTTATTTTATCTTCCACTTGCAGGTTCTACATTTAAAAAAGTTTATTATGATGATTTATTAGGAAGAGCTGTTTCTAAATTTGTACCAGCTGATGATTTAATTGTACCCTACACTGCAACTTCATTAGAAGATGCAACTTCAGTTTGTCATGTAGTTAAAATTTCGGAAAATGAATTACGTAAACAACAAGTTTCTGGTTTTTATAGAGACATAGAATTATCTAAACCGCAAGATGTAAATGCGGATCAAGTAGCTAAAAAAGAATTAGAAATAGAAGGTTTAAATAAATCTCAAAGAGTAGAACCTTTATATAAATTATTAGAATTCCACGTAAACCTTGACTTAGAAGGTTTCGAAGATGTTGGCGCCGATGGTGAACCAACAGGAATAAAATTACCTTACATCGTTACAATCGATGAGGGTAGTCGGAAAGTTTTGTCTATTAGACGAAACTTCGCGCCCAATGATCCAACGAAAACTAAGATCCAATATTTCGTCCACTTCAAATTTCTGCCAGGACTTGGATTTCTCTC